ATGGATTGGTTATACGAGGCGCAAGAGGGTGAGTACTTCCAAATTCGTGATGGTCGTATCATCAAACACGAAACCTTCACACCTGCAAAGCGCGAGTCGTTTAAACTTTACGACTGGACTACTACCCAAGAGTCTGCTGAGAGTGATATGGATTGGTACGGTAGGTACAACCAATACAAAGCAGACAAGTATTCAAAGTGGTGGGACAAGCATGACGAGTTCCTAAACTTCTAATCGTTTAAACAGGACAACCCCTCAGCCGCCAAAATGTTGGGGGGTTTTCTTATTTGTTTAAACAAAGGTATCTTCAGCATGCTGTAATCTGGAGCCAACTGTTTAAACAATCCAACAAAAATAACCATCTTCCACTTCCCTCTGGTGCGTATTGTTTAAACAACATAGAAATTATTTTCTGGAAATCTAAACTAAATGCTTGACTTCTATCTTATGAACTGAAATACTTACACCGTAGCAACAAGGCTACACAAACGAAAGGCTGGAAATGTTAGGAACTGACTTGATTGCAGTAATGATTGCGCTTATTACTTCTGTTAGCGTAATGATTATTGCTATAAAAAGAAATGCACAATTAGAAAAAGAAAATGCTTGGTTGCGTGAGCGTGTAACAAATCTTCGCAAGCAAGTAGCCAACATGGTAGAAAGACCCTTCTAACATGAACACAACTAAAGAAATCCAAATACAAGGCTCACGCCATGAGGACACTGGATGGAAAAGATATATCTACTTTACCCATGATGGAGAAAGTTATGAACTGACCCTATTTTGGGATGAGTTTAATGGCTATGAAACCTATTGGCAGGTGCCTACGGTAAGACCTGATTGGGTAGTAAATTGGAACCAAGATGAACACGGTGGCATGAGTTTTGAGTGGTACCTTGATGACTTAACTTGGGAGATAAAGTAATGAGTAATCAAACAACTTACCAAGGCTGGAAAAACTACGACACTTGGAACTGTGCACTGTGGATTAACAATGACTACGCACTGTACCTATCTGCTCGTTTATTCATGACCGTATACAAAGGCGTAAAACCTTATCGTGATTGGGTAAAGGTAGCAGGATTAGAAAATGACTCAACCAAAGATGGTTGTAAATGGGTGAGCAATAAATTATCCTATGCTGAACTCAACAATATGATGAAAGACTTGGTGAACTAATGAGTAAATCAACTTCAAACATATATGCCAAAGCAAAGTACGATGCAATGGAACAACTCATTGCCAATCACCGCGCTGAGTATGAAGCAATCTTTAAAGCAGAAAAGTTAAAGTACGGTATAACACCACGCTTAACTACTGCCGAGAGGATTGCACAATTAGAGCAGACACTTGAAAATCTAAAGGCGGTCAACCAATGACCACTAAAGATGATTGGGATTGGTGGTACTACAACAGGTTGCATGAGTTTTTTGAAAACTTACTTGCACCTATGTATAAACGAGTCAATGAGCCAACCATAAACGACCTTAAGAAAAATGATGAGGAGTCAAATGTCTGAGCCAATGTATCTACAAGGAGATGATGTCGCACTTGGCATCAATCAACCTTGCGAAAACTGTGAGGAACTAGACTGCGTATGTGGCGGAGAACCTGACCGCATGTGGGGAGATGAGGACTAAACATGAAACTCACTAAAGAACAAATGCTCATAGTCAATGGCGCACTTGCAGAACACCGAGTCAACCAAACTCAAGCCAAACTATGGACTCAATCTGATGAGAAAAACTTCCAACGAATTATCCTGCAACTTCGCAAGGATTACAAAGAGGCGGTAAAGGGGGTAAGTAAATGAGTGAACTAAGAAATGTCAAAGGCATCGTAATCAAACCAAACGGTACGCACTTAGAGAAAGTGTTTAAACAACTCACCGATTATCAAGATGCTCTTGATGGATACATTGAGGCAGTCAGACTGTATGACTACAACGGTGTAGAGATAGCGTGTGCTTATGTAGATGATGAAGGATTGCTAAAGCAACTACCTTTAAATCCACTGGGCAGTGCAATCTCTTTCTTATTCGGGAACACACCATACTTAGCAGGCAACATGATTGTTGTCGGTGCATCTGATGGTGAGGGTTATGATACTGATATTCCTGAGTACATATCCACGCTTATCAAGAACATCAGTGCCAAAGATGAAGAGATAATCTCGTGATGTTTAAACGGTTAGTCGCCATATTTCTAGTAGTAACTTTAAGTGTGGCGATTGACGATAAGTTTTTTGATAAGTCGCACATACCTGTATCCCCATTACCTAGCGGTAAACACATAGCAGGAACCGTAGTAGCCTTTCATAAAAATGAATATCAACGCTACGCAATTCAACGGTTGATTGAACTAGACAAACTTGAACAGTACCAATGCCTCTATGAATTGTGGATGCGCGAGTCAAACTGGCGACCAAAAGCCAAGAACAAAAAGTCTAGTGCCATGGGAATACCACAATTACTAGATAGTACATGGAAAAACATCGGTGTTAAGCCAACGAAAGATGGATTTAAACAGGTTGATGCTGGACTCTTATACATAGATAGAAAATTCGGAAAAAACGGTGGGATATGCAGAGCATACGCTCATCACTTGGCGAAAGGCTGGTATTAAAATGCATCAAGCGCTTATCAGTGAACTAACCAATCATTTGATTGACGAACACTTTACTTGGTCAATAGAGGATTGCAAGCCAGCAACCTTGCGTGATGGAATCAAGTGTGAACTTCTATTGAAAACCGTACTGGACTATATGATTGGAGCAGGTTATGTTAACGAAACCAAAGTACCATAGGATATTAAGTCAGATTGAGGAACCAAACGGAACAATAACTTACAGACTGCGGTATAACTATGAACTGTTTAAACAAGGTGCATGTGTTGGCATAGACACAGAACTTTTTTATCCAGTAGAAGAAAGAGAAAATCCTGACTACATAATCAAAAGACTATGCGCTAACTGCCCAATCAAAGCAGAGTGTTTAGAGTGGGGATTGGTACATGAAAGATTTGGAACATGGGGTGGAACAACTGCGCTGGCACGAAAGATTATGAGAAGAAAATTAGGTTGGAGAGTGAGTGAAATCTCACTTAATCCGACACGAGGGGAGTTGCACTCAGTTTAATATGTGCGATACACTTCCCTACGAGGCACTCACCTAGGTTCCAGTCCCGATGGTGGGTGCCTTCTATAATTTATGTATGTTGTGCATCAATTCAAATACTTGATTAGCAAGTTCATCTAAAGTTCCATCATTATATATAACATGTTTAAACATAAAGTTATCCATAGCATGCTCGCTCTTATGACGATTAACTGGTGCATGATTGTGTCTGTTTATACGCCACACTTCACCACCCTTTTGTTCAATCGCATGTGCTTCATTTGGAAAGCGCACATCAGAGAACACAACCCGCTCATATTCATCGGCTCGTTTAAACGCTTGGTCAATCCAAAAGTTTTCTCCAAACAATTCACGCCCAACTTCGGTACCAAACACCTGTAATAATCTACGGACTTCGGGATTAGACTTGGCTACTTCCCAACCATACTCGTTAACTAAATCCTCAACGCGTGAGTTATCACCGAGCAATGGGTTTAAAGTAAAGACTGCATCGCGTATAGGCAAGGCAAAGGATATGCGCTTGAACGAATAGTTTAAACAAAGCAATTCAGCAACGGTATCTTTACCTGACTGTGCGTATCCACTCAATCCAACAATCATTACAATCCCAATCCAATAAGTATTTCCATTACCAATTTATAGAACTCCAAATCAAGGAGCAACATCTGCAACTCTAGTAATATAGATTTCATCTCAGTCCCCACTCTCTTCTTGGTTTCTTATCTCTGCTCTTGCCTCTGCATTGCTACGCCTACGACTACGGCTACGCCAAACAGGTGGCTCACCACCAAGTCTATCCTGTAACTTATCCAAGGCACGCTTAACACGCTTGCGTATTGCCTCATCACTAGCACCATAAGTTTCAGCGAGTGCAGAAAATTCCATACCACCATGTGCATAACGCATACGCAACAGGTCTTTATCGTTCTTGTTTAAACGGTCTAAACCAAATGCAACATCTGACAGCAAGGCTAATCTGTTGCCACCCTCTGATGGTTTACTTGTGTGAGTGATGAATTCTTGCGACATATCGGGTGTATCAACCCAACCAATATGCTCCCATACATCAGGCAACAACTCATGCAATACCTCATGGGTATAGTAAAAGGAATCTGACATGGGTGAACGAGAGTATCTTGACCGCTCTTTAGCAACATACTTCTGTGCTTCATTGTAGAAAGTTCTGCGTAATTTATACTTTAAACTTTCCTCATCTTGCCACTGTT